ATGATGGGGTCATAATCTGTTTCTATTGGATCTAGTGCCATTTATAGTGCCATCCAGGATTGTGGTGGTGCATAGTTTACTTGTTTTGCTCTTCTAGGTCTAGTCTCTTGGACTCCCAAGGCAACCATCCTAAAAGCATCTGCTCCATGCGAATATTGGTCATGAAGTGGGTTTTTGCTAAATGCTTTGGTGTCTGGGTCAACCTCATATCTGTAATGTCTGAGGCATTGCAACCCATCATAGCAATTATCTCTGTCAAAGAAACAATTCCTAAACATGGTTCTGGCTGAGTTAATTGAATCAACTATGGAAGTTCTAGGGATGATTTTGGTCTTGAACCCTGCATTCCTGACAATCTCCTCAATGGTTCTGCCTTGGGCCGCCAATGTCTTATTCTGAGCATCATGAGGCAACCAAAGAGTGTCATACACATATCCATAAGTCTGCATCAGGCTCAGATAATGGCTCACAGTCTGCTGATTGTCCTCAATATATCTGATGAATCTGATTTCTTGGGCTATGAACTGGACAAACCAAATGGCAGTGGAATCTGCCCAACCCAAGTCGAACACAGCATGAACTGGCTTGGTAGGGTCATACCTGACTTTGGTAATTCTTTCCTCCAACTCAGCACTTTGCATTTCCCTTGCAAACACAGCTCCATCCACAGTTTGCCTACAAAGTCCTTCCCAAACAGTGTTGTATGCCTCTGGATCTCTGGCCTGAAGTGTCATCCTCTCATGGTTTAGGACTTCTGGAAACCACGGATTATCTGACCAGTTGACTTTGGTTGTAATGCANTTATCAGGCTTATGGAGGATAAATCTTTGATATGTAGCATCAGATTCAAGCTCTGGGTTCATGGTTATCCAGATTTCAGAATCTTTGGCCCTTATTGTTGGGATCAAAATATCCCATGACCTAGCAGAAACAGCCTGGGCCTCCTCAACCCAGACAATAGTGCAACCCTCGTATGACTTTATATTATGTGGATTGTTTTTTAGTCCAACAAANGCAAACTCAGTTCCATTTGCCCCTTTAATTGAATTTTGGGTTATTTCATAGAACCCAATTAGACCTAACTCTACTATTTGGTCACTTAATAGCTTATGAACTGATTGAGATATGGAGTTCTGGAATTCCCTNGCNCACAAAATCCTGTGGACTTGCTTTGCACCCAAGATGAGCAATGCTCTAGCAACAGACCATGACTTTGCAGANCCNCTTCCTCCAAAAATGCATTTATACCTTGATGGTTGGAACANGCACTGGAGCTTGAGAGGAAACTCAGCCTTTTTAATAGCTTGATTAAGTTCACTCTGCTCCATCTGGCTTTACAAATGTAACTTGTAGATGTGGCATGATGACATTCCCACTTGCATCCTCAAGAGTTGTAGCTTGAACTGCCTTGCCATCAATCCTATCCATTAATTCCCTAATTGCCCAAGGTTCTCCCTCTTCAGCTTTGCTAATTAACACTTCAGCAATGGCNCTTGCTCTATGAGGTTCCTGAGAAAGAATCATCCTCAGTTTTTCCTGAAACAATCTGCCTTTGGCTGAGTTAATATTACCTAGTGGAGCACCCATATTGTATATTTAAGTATATATTTGATTTTAATATTACTTTTAGCTATTAGTAGTTACTTCTGGAGCTGTTTCTGTCTCTGCTACAGGAGTTGTTACTGGAACTTGAGCAGTAGCTTGTTTTGTTAACTTTTGAACTAATAATTGCATATCCCTGATTTTGTGNTCAAGGGATGTAATGATGAGGTTTAAGTCTTGGACTTCATGTGTGAAATTAAACATTTTTCTTTCCTTGTTNGTGTTTTCTACCTGGGCCTGATTTAGTGGAATGTGGGTTTTTACCTGATTTCCACTTCATGAATAGATGNTCATCTACTCCTAATGCTATGTAAAGATGGACTGCTANTGTTGTCATTTCTTTTTCTTGGCTTTTTCAGCCTCTCTTTTTTCACTATAAGCTATAGCTACTGCCTGTTTAACTGGTTTCCCAGCCTTAACCTCAGCCTTGATATTTTCTTTGAATGCTTTGGGTGATGTGGATTTTTTGAGTGGCATTAGCAATTCCAGTTCTTTAATGAGGCTTTAGCCCTTTCTGCAGGGCCTTTAGCATTTTTAACAACTCCCTCCATCCTTGCACAAAAAGAGGCTTTTCTGCCCTTGTCTTTGTCAGTTTTGGGATTAGGAGCAGGAGGCTTTAAGTTTGAATTGTTTTTAGCATTATATTCAGCCCTACCTTTGGCAGTCATCCCAGCACCCTTTTCTGTAGGGTTGTAGGTCTTTCCCTTACCAACAGTCTTGTGTTCTATGGGTTTATCATGTTTTTTAGTCATTTTTTGGCTGTCTTTGCAGACTCTTTAAATGCTTTTGCAGTTGGAGCACCCTTGCTACCAGGCTTTCTCATGTGCTCAACAGGCTTACCCTCTGCTTTTTCTTTTGCTATTCTTTGCTGTTTAGCATGAATATTNGCATAAAGTCCAGTTTTAGCCATNTATTCCTCCAATATTGCACAAATGTCTGCCTCTTGNATGATCTGNAATTCTTGACCATCAGCATCTTTAAAAATAGGAAAATCTAAATAAGTTCCATTNCCAAACTTAATAAAATCACCTACTTTTGTGTCCTCAACCATAGGGCCTATTGCAAAAACTGTGCCCTCATTAAACTTTTCTGTGTTCTCAACAATAATAATGTCTGAAAGTTTTCTAGTATTGGGCCTAACAGCAACCCTGTCTCTTAATGGATAAATCATGGGATTTGTCTCCCACTTAATTTAGGCCTACCAGGTTTCTTCTTCTCTTGTGCCTCTGCTTGTGAAACCAAATTATCAATGGTATCTGGCAAATCTGTGTGTTTTAGTGTAATTGTGGTTGGCAAAATTGGGTTATGTTCACCACACCAACTGCTTTCATTGGTGTTTTGAACCCCTGGGTATCTCTTACAAAGACCCATTCCCCTAAATCCATCTTGGGAAAAATACCTACAAGTCTTACAATGTTGAGTAGTCAATTCAAATCCTTATTATTTGGGTTGATTAGAAATACCCCTTAGACCTCTAATCTTTGGGGTATTTCGCTTTTTCACATGCTGTCTTGTATATGTGGCATTCTTTCATGTGAATAGCACTCATGCTCTTTGGAGCCAGAGTTAAATTCACCAGTTCTGCCATCATTCATGCCCATGTGTGAGCCATCTCTGGAACCAATGCTATCAGCCTTGCCCATGCCAACGCCACCAACCAATTTGGCCTTACGCTCACCAGACATATCTGAGCTGTTAACCCCCTTGGGCATTTTCTCTCCAGACATACCTTTTGTGCCTTTTAAGCTATTTGGGCCTGTTTCCATGCCTTTTTTCTCACCAGTTCTATCTGATGATTTAGCCCCTTTAGGCTCTTTTTCCATTCCATAATATCCCATTTTTTGTTCCTTGCAAGTTAAAAATTGGAGCCTCAATTATCCCAAATCACTATCTCTTGTCAAGTGAATTTTGTTTTCTCTGATGGCTTTTTGTAATTTCTCTTCTTCTTCTTTTAAGATTATATATAAGAAAAAAGCCCAAACACTAGCCATAAAAACAAAAGCTCCAACCATTAAAAGCATAGAAATAATTAGGAAATTAGTCATTTAATCTTTCCAATAGCTTATCAGTTAGGTCTACAGACATTTGAACAATTTCATCTGGCTCCCATCCTGAACTAGGCCATAAAGTGGATAAAAGCCCACATAAGACTTTCCCTGCAATCATAGCCCTTAAATCCCTTTGGTTCAAGAAATCTTGATGTAACTTTTCAAATCTAGCTTCTATTTGTTCATCATAGTTCATGCCATATCCTTTGCTAATTCTTCCAATTCAGGCCTAAATCCACTTAAATCCACTTCCAACTCTATTCTTTTCTTATATCTTTTGATCATTAGCTCAACTTCTCTAAGCCTGTAAACAATCTGAATGTCTGGGCATTTTTTGTAAATAGCTTGAAGTTGCTGTTTTCTTTGTTCTAAAAGTTCAATCATTTAACCAACTCCACAGATATTAATTTTGTTTTATCAGCATTCCAAACTGCCTTAACCAAAATATTTTCTTTTATTGTCCACATTTCTATGATGTCTTGAGGTTTTATTCTGTATTCACCAAGTACATCCCAATCTGGCTTTGTACAAATTAACCATTCACTATATATTTTTCTTTCAATTTGAGCACCATCTGCCCAAGCATGTATTAAATCTGCGTGCTTGTGTTTCATGCTAATTCCTTGTTAAACAAATAATCAAATACTTGTTTGTTTGCTATGTAGTAACCTTTATTCCAGTGGCAATATAAAATAGGAACATTAAATTTTTCTCTCAAAATTGCTAAATCCCTTTTAAATGTTGCTTTTGAAATCTTAAGTGTGTCAATAAATACCTTCTGTGGAACAGCCATTCTGATATTTAATAATTGATTGTAAATTGGTATTCTTTTAATCATTTTTGTCCCCTTGTATTCTTTTCCTTTAACTTAGCTTCTACTGCAAAGTAAACATCAGTTATTTGAAAACTGTTCCATGTCCTCATTCTGTCGCTAATTGCATTTAATTCGTCAGCGGTCAAACTTACCCATTCATGTTTAATCTTTGCTTTAAGTACCAACGGTTTACCACCTTCAACCTCGACTTTAGTAACCCCTGCCCTTGGATGTACCCATTCTAAAAATTCAATTTCTACGTTCATTCTTGTCCCCTTTCTCTAATAAGTGATGCAACCTGAGAACCCCAAAACAAATTTGTGTCGTTTTCAGTAAAAAACTTTGCGCATTCCTCACGTTCCCATTTAGATCCCTCATCAAATGCATTGGATACCAGTGCAAATATATTAGAGTCATTGATGCCCCTGTCTTTTAATCCATCTATAAATTGTTCTTTATTCATACAGCCCTCATCACTCTTTGTTGTTTGCCAGAATTACCCTTTCTAGTATCACCATTTGCCTCTATAAAGCCTTTTCTAAGCAATGGAGCATATCTAGCAGTAATTGAGCTGTATTTATGCTTTGGAAACAGTTCTAAAACTTCATCAGAAATGCAACCTTTTTCTCCAAATGACTTTATTGCCTCATAAACTATGCTTTCAAGTTTTGTTGTGTCTACAGTCTTGGCTGAATCTTTGGAGGTTTTGGGGTCAGTCTTTCTAGCTAATAGCTTTGCATCTGTTCCAAATGCTGGGTGACTAAAGAATTTTTTGTTAATTTCATCAAAAATAGTAAATTGCATAATTAGTTCCTTATTAAAAAAATGATTGGGAGTTTTTATGCTCCCCCAAATTAAAACCCAATATCATCCTCTTTTTCTCTTTTGTCCCAAGTTCTTTCTCTTGGAGGATTAATCCAAGCCCAACCATTCCAAGGAGGCTCACAAACAGGCAATGACTCTATCTTAAGCATGTGACCTTGAGGTGTATCAAAAATAAAACCAAGTCTATGGTATTTATTCTTTTTATTTCCATCTTTGTCAGTATAAGAACCCACAATAGTGGTTAACTCTGAAATCATCTTAGACATTTAAACTCCTTAATTTATTTACTTTCTCTTCAACTTCTCTCAAAAACACAATCACTTCTTGTTCTAATTCAGCCAAATAAGCCTTATCCAACTCTACTCTTTTACAAAATAATTGTAAGTTTTCTGGCATTCTAGGGTCATAACTTACAAAGTCTGTCCATTTGGTTTCTGTACAACCCATTTGCCAAGTCATTTGAATGATGTATTTGCTAGGCACTTTTTGAGATAACAAAGTATCTAGGTGTGTGGCGGTATTTGGACACTTAATCTCTATGAGACCTCCATCTACCAATCCATCAGGTGATGCCCCAGACATTTCAATCCTTGGGTGAGGCACAAAGCCAACTTGATTAACCATGCAGTTGTATTTGACCTCATATGCCGCCCTTGCCAATGGCTCAGTCTCAGTCCCCCACTGCATGGCTGAGTTGCTATAAGACTCCACAGGTTTACCAGTAAGCCTTTCACAGATCAATTGAGCCATGTAGTTATCTCTTGATGTGGAATAGCCTGATTTGGTCTTGGCTACTATATCAGCAACTCTGGAAGCTGTTACTTTTCCAAGTCTGGCCTGAAACCATTCATCTGTGCCTTGTTCTATTTCCATTATTTAACCTCCAATTTTTTTTTCATTTTGTCTTTAACAGCAATTACTTTTAATTGCCATTGCTTGTCACCATCAGTTGCTGATATAGCTTGAACAAAGTTTTTCTGCAACTCACCCAAATCTTGACTTTGAGCTATTGCCTCAAGCCAATCAGCCATCTCTGACTCATTTACATTGGACTTTAGTTCTGGCTTTCTAGAGGCTAGATTGCCGTCATCATCCTCTGGAGCTATGCCACAAGCACTCATCAGGCTGTACCGCCTTGCATAGGTCAAAGCACTGCCATAGCCTTGTGGGTCTTGTTTGCTTGCTGGAACACTTAAAATGCCATTAGCCATGCTTTCACCAGACTCATGCACAAATATAGTTTCAATAGCCACACCATTTTCACTTGGATGTAGCTTTTGCATTAAAGCAATTCCATTATTGTTTAAGGCATCAATTACAGCCTCCACACAGGCTGACAGATCTGCATAACGTGATTTAAAGTGTGGATTGGTAGAAGTCTTTAGTGCAGGGCCAAATTCCTTTTGAGCCTTTACAAATGCTGAATGAATTGTTTTCATATTGTGTTCCATATAATTAATAAAAATAAACAAAAACCTACACAAACACATCCAATAATTACAATCTTGTCATCTTTATCAAATGTGTCTTTTTCAAAGCTAGGTTCTGGGTTTTCAGGAAAGGCCTCTGATAAAGTCCTTGGAAAGTTTTTGGTTGTGGAATTAATATTCCCTTTTCTAAATTTAATTGTCATCTTCATACTCCTCTGGCTCACAGTTTGGGCAACCTGGATGGTCTGGGTCTTGGCAATGTGGGTGAGCAAAATAATGTGATTCATATCTTTTTTGGTAAAAGATTTGAGCTTTTAATTCTTGAATTTCTAAATCTTCATCTTCAAAGTATGCTCTGTTACACATAATTAGTTCCTTAATTTAGATTAATAATAAATACCAACTTTAGCCATTTCTTCATTTGATATTCCAACTTCAGCCATTCTTGAACCTACTGTTGCATTAAATACTATGCACATATTTGACCAAAACTCTTCAGAGTTATCGTTAATGTGATCACAATTTTCTGCATCAACACACATATCTGTAAATTTAATTCCATATACAGATTGAACTTTGTCTGTCATTTCTTGATACTTTTTATAACTTGTCATTTCTATTTCCTTAATTTAAACTTAATTTGATTTATCAGTTTGCTGTCCTGATAGGCTCTATTGTCTACTAATTTAGACAAATTTAACAAATAATTGGAAAAATATTTAATTTTGTTGTATTTTTGTCAACTTGTGTTGATATAATTCTAGCATGGACATTAACAAAGCAATTGAATTAGCAGGCACTCAAAGCAAACTAGCTAGGATCTTAGGGATTCCTAGAGGTGTGGTTCATGCTTGGACAAAAAGAGGCATTCCACAAATGAGGGTCTGGCAGTTGAGAGTTTTGAGACCTGAGTGGTTTGATGAGAAACCAAGGTTTTGATATAGAATAAATTGGAACTGGGCTAGATCTGAAGTCATGAGCAGATTGAAAAGAGTACTCCCCTCCTGCCATAGTTTCTTTTCTGGGAGTAACGCGGAGCATTTATGAAAATTAAAAATTGGTCAAAATTTCAGCACTTCAAGGATCGAAAACCTCCTTGGGTAAAACTTTATCGTGACCTTTTGGATGACATCGAATGGCATGAACTTGATCCAATGTCTGCAAAAGTCCTTTGTATGCTTTGGCTTATAGCCTCTGAAGATGATGGAAATGTTCCTGAATTAAAAACTCTTAGTTTTAGACTTAGATTGCCTTTAAAGACTACTAAAGAATGCCTTTCAAAGCTAAATCATTGGTTGATACATGATGATATCAATGTGATATCAGATGGATATCAAAGTGATGGTCTAGAGACAGAGAGAGAGACAGAGATAGAGATAGAGAAAGAGACAGAGAGAGAGGGAAAAAGAAAAGCCTCAAGGCTTTCCCCCAACTGGGTTTTGTCTGATGATGATTACAATTTTTGTAGAACAGAAAGACCAGACCTAGATCCACAAAAAATAGCTGAATCTTTCAAAGATTATTGGTTATCCAAGCCAAAGGATGCTAGTAAAACTGATTGGTCAGCAACTTGGAGAAATTGGGTCAGAAGACAAGATGTGCCAAAAACACAGCAAAAATCCTTTTATGAAAGAGATTTGGAGCTGAAAAAGGCTAGACATGATGAGATGGTTGGCAAAAACAAAAGAAAAGTCTTTGACATCACCCCTAATGACATCTTGGAGCTGAAATGAGTTTACCTATTGAAGTTATTGATGAATTATTTAACAGGCTCTCCAACACCTATGGGATTGGTTGGGATTCAATGTGGTCAACCCATGACATACAGGAAGTTAAAGAGCTTTGGGCTTCAGAATTAAGATTTTTTAATAATAAATGGGATTGTTTCCATTGGGCATTTGAAAATTTACCTGAAAGACCACCTAATTTAATAATATTAAAAAAGTTATTAATGGAATGCCCATATTTAAGGAGTGAATCACAAACTTATTTGCCTCCACCTAAAGGTGAACCTCCTGCACCAGAAATTAAAGAAAAAATGGATCAATTAATTAAAAAATTAAAAAATGAGGTTTAAATTATGAAATATGATTTATTTGGTGAAATTATCACAGCCCAAGCAGAATGGCAGGATATGCCTGAATTCTTTCAAGAAGATTTAACCCCACATAGGGTTATTTATGTAAGATTTAGAAATGATGAAGATGTTAAAAAGTTTGCAGAATTAATGGGACAAAACATTACTCCTAAAGCAAAAACAATTTGGTTTCCTTATGCTGAACCAAGAGCAGTTGCTCATTTGAGGTATGTTGATGAAAAATAAATATCCAATCTACATAGTTTCTAAAGGTAGAGCAGATTCAAGATTAACCAGCAAAGCATTGGAAAGAATGAATGCTGACTATTACATTGTTGTAGAAGAACAGGAATTTGATATTTATGCAAAAGTCATAGATCCCAATAAAATTTTGATACTTCCACAAAAATATTTAGATGAATATGATACCTTTGATGATTTAGGAAATACCAAAAGCAAAGGCCCAGGAGGTGCTAGAAACTTTGCATGGGAACATTCCATAGGACTAGGTGCAAAAAGGCATTGGGTTATGGATGACAATATTGAAAACTTCTGTAGATTAAACAGAAATAAAATGGTTAGATCTTATACAACCAGCATTTTTAGATGTGTAGAAGATTTTGTGGATAGATATACAAATGTCTATATTTCTGGTTTTAACTATGATTTTTTTGTTTTAGCTAAAGCCTTGCATCCCCCATTTGTAATGAACACTAGAATTTATTCTTGTTTGTTGATACAAAATGACATTCCATACAGATGGAGAGGTAGATACAATGAGGATACAGATTTGTCTCTCAGAGTCTTGAAAGATGGGTTTTGCACCATTCAATTTAATGCTTTTCTACAGCAAAAGGCAACTACACAGACCCTAAAAGGAGGCAATACAGATGCCTTTTATGCCAAAGAGGGAACTTTGCCAAAGTCTCAAATGCTAGTGGATATGCATCCTGATGTAGCAAAAGTAGTTTGGAAATTTAACAGATGGCATCATGAAGTTAATTATAGAAAGTTTAAAGCCAATCAACTTATAAGGAAAGAGGGATTAGTAGTTAAACCTGGTATTAACAATTATGGGATGGTACTTGTATGATTAAAACAATTTGGCAACCAGTAAAACCTTGGGATGTTCCTATTAAACAATTAGAAAGGGCTAAATTTCCCAAAAAAGAAGATGAGTACAAAAGAAAAAGAAATGACCAAAACAAACTCAGAAAATGGATATTCAATCTTTAATTGGGATGCTGAATATGCAAGCATAGTAAAGTTTTATGCTCAACTTGCTTTAGCTCCTGGCTGGATTGAATACACCAGAGACTTGGTCAAACAAAAACAGCAAACTGAGCCTTTATTTAAAAATTTAGGCAAAGATGTGGCTGAAAAAATTAAGGAATTAAAAGATGAGAAGAGCAAGTAGAAGAGATGAAAATGAAAAAGATATTGTGGAAGCACTAAGAAATATGGGAGCCACTGTTTACTATCTTGATGAACCTTGTGATCTTCTTGTAGGCTACAGAAATCAAACCATTTTGATGGAAGTTAAAAGTTTAAATACCTCTTATGGGAAAAAAGGATTTAATGCAAATCAAAAACATTTTGCTGAAAACTGGAAAGGAGGGCCATTTTGCCTAGTAGATAGCATTGAATCTGCACTCAGAATGCTAAAAATTATGATTAACTAACATGCAATACAAATTAATTAATATAGAGCAAGGCACAGCTCTAATAAAAAATCTATGGCCTAAAATGAAAACAACACTGGAATTAGGGAAAACCCTAGTTATGACAGTTGAGGAGGAAAATAGAACACATGACCAAAATTCTAAATTTCATGCCATCATTGCTCAAATAGCAAAAGAAACTCAACATTTTGGAGCCAAGTGGGATACAGAATCTTGGAAGAGGTTTTTAATAGACCAATTTGCCACAGAAACAGGCCTACATGCTTCCAAAATAGCTCCATCCTTAGATGGGCATAGGCTTGTGCAATTAGGCCTCCAAAGTCGTAAATTCACAAAAGATCAAGCAAGCCAATTTGTGGATTGGCTCCAAGCATGGTGTGCTGAAAAAGGAATTGAGCTTGAAAGCACATCCTAAAAGGCAATATGTTAGAAGTCCAAAGCTACTAAACAATATTAGATATTTACACTGCCATGCTTGTGGTGCTGATGATGAAACAGTAGTGGGTGCTCACTCCAATAGTTCAGCACACGGGAAAGGCAGGAGCATTAAGTCTGATGATAATATGATAGCGGCCCTGTGTTGGGACTGCCATCACACCCTAGACCAAGGCCATTATTTGAGCAAAGAAGAGAAAGATCAGTTCTGGATGGATGCACACCTTAGAACTGTTTTTAGCCTCATTAAGGCTGATTTATGGCCCCCAGAAGTGCCAATTCCTCAGTCTTATTTGGATTATCAGAATAAACTAAATTAGCTTTTTTCTGGATGGGCTTTTTCCATAGGCATGTGCTCATGCTTTTTGAGCTTGTCTTCTAGTCTGTGCAATTCATGCTCAGTTTTCTTTTCGTGTTCCCTTAAAACCACATAGTGACTTTTGGGTGATTTGTATTCTTTGCCAGTAATTTTGAAGTTTGTTGCCATTTCTATCCCCTTAAAACTTGTAATGCTTGCTCATATCTAGCTTGCCTATTTTCTAAACCTATTGTCCCACCATTGATCTTTTTTGTCATTCCTACAAAGTCCCCTGAATCAGCATATTTGTTTAAATTATGTTTTTCCCAGAACCACCCTGCAGTAGCCATTGCCCCTTCCACAGTTCCAACTGCATCAGGATTGCTCACAAAATCAATCTGTAAATCATTGCTTACAGCCTCATAATTATTCTTTCCTGTGAGCTGTAAAAACCCTCTACCCCTATAAAGCCAACCCTCTTGGGATTCTTCATCCCCATTACCCATCCTATTGGCATAAGCTCTGGATGCTATTTTTTCAGGATTATGAGCATATTCAGCCACATTGCTATGGTTGAAATGGCTAGGCCAAGTCTTCAAAAGTGATTCAGCTCTGTAGTTTAAATTTTCTTCCATGAACCTAAAACCATCAGATTCATGTCCACACTGGGCTATAAAAGATGCCTGTCTTTCAGGTGTACTAATGTCATACATCTTAAAAACACTCTCCATAGGCTCAATTAAAACTTCTGCATGGGATAAATCAATGCCACATGCTTCACTTAGTTGTTGGGGTTCCATTTACCATGCTCCTAATTTGATTATAAAAAGCCACACAGGCATTAAGTTTTGCTATTCCTTCATCCCCTTGGGAGGTGATATTGACAAGAGCTGTTGCAGTTGAACTGTCAAGTTGGGCAACATTGGTTTGATCTCCTGTGGAAGTGGAGGCATTTGGACAGGCATTGTTGGGGGAGGATTTAACTTTGACATAGAACTGCAACTTGTTAGCAACAAGATCAGAATTAAGTTTGGCAATTTCTTTTTTAGCATTGTCTTTTTCCTTTTGAAGTTCAGATTCTTTTTCATCCCTTTGTTGAATTAAATCTTCAGTCTTTTTTTGATTTTCTGCATTGATCTTAGCTATTTGTTGAATTGTTTCAGCATCTCTTTGTGAATATCCTTTGCTAACCCCATATTCATAAATGCCAAAAATTAATCCTAAAAACAAAAGAAAAGAAGCTATATAAGTGCTCATAATGGAGGCCTTTCATTTGGATTACCAAAAGATAAAGATTTTTGTGGACTAGGTTTTTCTAATGCAGTAATTAACTTTTCCTCTTGCTTTATTGTAGGAGCACATTTAGATTGTGTTGGAGGAGGTGTTTTAGATAAAAAATTAGCCAATATTTGTGTAGCCTGTCCAGCCAATAAAGTCAGAACAGCAAAAATAGCTTTGTCTGTAGGGGCCTCATTAAATAATGGCTGTTCTGTATAAACCACACTGTATGCAAAAAGCAACAAAACACCAATTAAACCCAATGTCATTCCTCTAACAACAAACCTTTGGGTTTCAGCATGGAGCTGTTCAGTTGTTTTGGGTTTTGACATTAGTAGGCTTAGAAAAGTATTCTGGGCACGTTTGGGTTGCGATACAGATTGGGGGTTTGCACTTTTCATTGTTCCAGTTCTCAGGGTTTTGACAAAAATAACGAAACCTATCCTCACACCCGCTATTTACAATAGCTAGGAGAATAACCAGTTTCCCTAAATATTTTGTAACATTCATAATCAATGCTGTTATCTTTGAATTTCTTTTTAAACTCAATGTGCCAAGGTTCTTCTATTTTACTTGTCTGATAATCCAAATTAATGTAATACATTAAACTTGCAATTGTGAAGATGACCACCAAGATTGCAATACAGATTGCAATTCTAATATTCCATCTTTCTCTTTTTTCTTCTCTTTCCTTTCTTTCAATTTGATCCTTTTTTTTTGATCTGAATCAAATTTGGCTTTGTCTTTTTCAAGTTTTGCTCTTTCTGCTTGAAAATCAGTCCACAAAGCACCTAGTTCTGGAGGAGAATCATAAATTAAAGTTCTTTTTAAATCTTCTTCTGCTTGTTGAAGTTGTTTTCTTTTAATAACATTTTCAAGTGCTTGGGCTTTTATGCTTTTGCCTTTAGGAGGATTTTTCTCTTTATGTTTAACTTCTTCAATAGCTTTTTCTTGATGGTCAAAAAAAGAACCAAGTGAATCACTTAGTTCTGTATAAATGCCCATTACTTCTTTGCCTACATTTTTAGCATCTTTATACATTGCAACCCCTTGCTTAATAGCAGAGACTGCAGAGATGGCTAACATGAATGGCATTATTTAAGAGTAAAGTAGTGTGAAAAAAATCCAACCAAGCTAGAAATGCTTGATACTATCATCATGCCAACCCAAAAACCTCCCTTGGATTTATCAGCCATTGAAACTAGCTTTTCAATAGAGTTTTCAAGTTTGTCTATTTTCTTTTCCATAGAATCAAACTTTTTCTCATAATCCTCTACTTTTTGCCAAAGCACACCATATTTAACAAGATCAATGTCAGCCATTTTATGCTTTCTGAATGAACGCTAATGCGTAGTATGGAGGTAGGTTTGCGTTTGTACCACTTACACCAGCAGTTGCATTGGTTGTAGATGTTGCTACTGTAATTCCTGTGGATGCAGTTCCTGTGTTGCTTACACCACCAGATGCTGAACCACCTCCAGTATTAGCAGGGTTTGTATAAGAAGCAACACCACCAGAATGGAAGTGACCTGGGTCTGTAACAGTAGATGTAGATGTTGCTGTATGAGTGTGTGATACAACAATTGCATCTTTAGATCCACCAGTAGCACCTACAGCATAACTATTGCCTGCGCCAATTACAAAAGAATCACGCAGATCAGGTGTTCCATTTTGTCCATTACACAAATACCATCCAGATGGAATAGCACCAACTGCACCAGACCAAATTGCTATTAATCCACTAGGTACACTTGCTTGAGTTGTAGGAGCAACTCCAATAATTCCATACAAATTATCATAAGTTTGAATAGTGTTGTAATTTGAATCTTGTAGCACAAACTTATAGTTGTAGCCATAAGTTAGCCAAATCTCAGTTTGGGGTCTGCCATCAGTACCTAAAACAATAGGATTTGTGTTGGCATAAACACCAGCATTATCTGAATAAGTTGCTTGAGGTGTGGTTGATCCAGCCTGATAGGTATAGATCAAACCACCATTTAAAGGTAAACCAGTTGTGGTAAAGAATTGAAATCCATTACCTATTGGGGCAAGATTGACACTCATTTATTGTCCTTATTTAATAAATCTTTAATTGAAACAAATCTGCTTTGAGCATTTTCAAAAGATTGTTTTTCTGCTTGAGCTTGTGTTTCAGCAGTTTTTCTAGCAGTTCTTTTTTCAAGATAATGACTTGTAACAAGTGCAGGAACTCCCATTCCATGACCACCAGTTACAAGTTCAGCACCTAATGGAATTCCTTTATTAATTGCCATTTCACCTATTTTTTGACCAAGTTTCTTTTCTAGGTTTATGGTCTGAACCGCTGCTCCTGGGTATCCAGTATCAGTTTTAAATATATGCTTTGCATTATGATAATCTCTTATATTCTCCATCTCTTCTGGAGAAAATAATCTATTCATAACTTCTTTGTTTGAATTTAAAAACTTAGTCAATTGATTAGGATTTTTTTCTGCCATTTGATTTAAAAAATGTGCCTTTATTTCACCTATTGCTTTTTGAGCTTTAGGTTGCAATTCATCAGGCATATTATTTAAAGTATCAATTACATGAGTAAATTGATCCACAGGCATATTAATAATGTTTTGAGGTATTTTTTCTACATCAACTTTTCTATTAATGTCCTTGGGGCCATTTGCTTCCAATATATTAGAAATTCCTTTTGGATTATCTAAAGTATTTTTTCTAAGTTCCACCAATTGCCTAGCATCTTGGTAAAGTGGTGAATTAGTATCCATGTTAGCCAATACATCATCATCTACTGCACTTTTTAATGCTTTGTGTAGTTGATTAGCTTTTGGATCATAATTTTGATTTAGCCATTTTCTGAACAATTCTGAATGATAGGCATCAGTATGCAATAAATTACCTTCTTTATCCATCATGCCCAATTGTTCAAGTTTAATTTTTGATGTCTTTGCTAGTCTTTCAGCAGGATCAGAAATTTCACTTAATGTTCTATCATTTAATGTTTCATTTATTTTGTTTGCTAAAACAGGAATTGATTTTCCTCGTTCATCCCTAGCTTTATAAATATTTTCTGTTTTCTTGTCAAAATAATCTTCAAGGCCTTTTAAAGGCTCAAGAATAGTATTTCCTCTTTTGTAAACAGCAGATTCATCAAGTCCTTCTGTTCCACCAGTATCTTTTACTAATTTTGATTGATAAGCATTAAGCTTATTTTGTTCATCAGCAAATTTCTCAGCAAGATAATTTCCCAAAGGAGTATCTGTTTTTGAAGTTTGAAAGTTTGTAGATCTTTCTTTTCCTTTTCCTTCAATAGCAGATAAATCAGCTTGATGGTCTTCACCTAATACTTTTTGAGCCACTTTAGCTCTTGCATATTGTTCATCTAATGGCAAACCAGACTCACCATAATGAACTTCTTTAAATTCTGCTTCTGGAGTTGTAGGTTTAGCAGTTCCCAAATCTTGAACAACTGGAGGTGCATTATTTTCTTGCACTACTTGTTGAGTTGGTTCTGCCAATGTAGGATTAGCTTTTTTCTGTTGAAAGTTTTGCTCTAATTGCTCAAGATTTTGTGTTATTTCAGGAACTTGTTTTTGTTCTAATTGTTTTTGAAGTTCAATTTTTACTTTAGGAATCTTTTGACCTAAAACACCAGATATTAATTTAGCTTCTTCTACAACAGGTTTTGTTATTGCTTTAGCAACAGGCTTTAATTCTGAACCAAGTTCTGGCATTGCAAAACTTGCTGTAGTGAGCATGGCCCTAACATCTTGAACAGGCAACCCAGTTTTCTGAGAAATAAATTCTGCCCCTTTGTTGCCATATTCTCCAATAACTTGTGTGATTTTGTTTGTTAATTCTTGTTTATATGCAGGATCTTCTGTAACACCAAAAAATTTACCAACTGGTTTTTCAAAAAGTGAACTAACTTTTTGACCCAACTCCTCAGCCTTTTGAGGAGACATTTGATTAACTTTTGCTCCAATTTGTGCCATATTTCCCAAAACTGTAGGAACAGGAGAATAGGCAACATCAACAAGTGATGCAATACCTTTTCCTACATCACCCAAAAACCCTGTAACTCTACCTTTTGGTTCTTGAGGAGGAGGTTCAGCATAAGCATCTAAAACAGCCTTATGCAAATCAAGTGGATGATAAATATCTGGGTTGTTAGTGTTTTCTGTAACAACATTAGATATTGGCTGATTAGCATTAAAAGTAGACATACTACTTTTCTTTGGAGCAATAATATCTGTTGGCTTTTTTCTGCCATAAACATCATCAACTGCACTGTTTAAATCATCCAAACTTAAAATAGTCATTATTGACCCTCAGTTATAAGTTTGTAAATTTTGTTGTATCTTGTAATTAAATCAGCATACCCTTTAGATTCTGGGCCACCAACTTTATCTACAATTTGTCTGATTTCAGATTTATCCTTATTCTTAATAGCATCATAATATTTTAATGCCTCAATATCAGCAACTGATGACCACTTTTCTGTGAAATCTCTTCCTGCCAATGGATTGTTTCCTGATTTTTTAATTGCATTACTCATTCCCAATCCAAATAAATCAGATCCAGTAACTAATGCTCTATTTGTTCTAGCTGTGGCTTTAATTGCATCATTAGTCCAATTTGTTGTTCCAATTTGCTCTTGTGCAATTGATCTTCCTTGATCTGTTCCTAGACCAGCGGCTTGAGCCAAGTTTCCTGTTTGCAAAGCCATGTAATGACCAAGTTGCTGAAGATTACTTGTTTCATCTGCTTTCCAAGGTATAGCGGCAAACCCACCACCCAATTTTGCAATTGTTTGTGCGCCAACTCCAGTAATGGCTTTATCAGCCAATTGAATAATTTGATTGTAATTGTATGTACTTTGAAGAACAGTTGCTCTTTGATCAATAGCTTTTTGTTGTATTGTTCTAGCAGTTTTGATTGTTTCCTCATTTTCAAATGGGATTCTTGTAACTGGCAAAGGGGATTCTGTTGCTTGGCCTTGTTTAGCACCAGGCAAAGCATTTGGAGGAACAGATGATGGAACAGTTGTTTGCCCAACAACTTTACCTTTTTCATCAATAACATTAAATATTGGATTGCCTGACAAATCTTTACTGCCAGTATCAACCATTCTTTGGTTATATGCCAAAGGTGTTGGTGTAACTGTAATTGGCATTCCTCTTAAAGTTCCAGGTGTAACACCAGTAAGGCTAGGATTGCCACCAGCAACTGGATTAATTTCCCCACCTGATGAAACAAATTGTGTAGCAGGAAATTTAGCTTGAAATTGCTCAGATGGAGTTCCAGAACTTTTAGCCGCTATAGTTCTTAACTTTTCATAAGTATCATAATCTTTTTTTGCTACTGCCTCTTCCATTTGACCAAGCAAATTGGATGGATGCTTTGGCAATCCAACTGCATCAGTACCTTTTCTAATAATATCTAAAGATTTTGTTAATGCTTTATGATTTACTTCACCAGTTTTATCATCTGTAAATTCATCAAGTGTAGGCAAAGCATTTAGCATTTGTCTAGAATAATTTTCACCAGAAACCAAAAAGTTTTGTTGTGCTTGTTTTGATCCAGTTTGGGCTGTTTCTGTTTCTGCTTGAGCTTTTTGCAAAGCCAAAGGATTAAGTTTTTGTGTTTGTTCTAAATCTAATTGAGCCTTTTGGAGTTGCAAAGGATTCAATTGTTGAGCCTGACTATAAGCCTGTGCTCCTCTAGCAATATTCATCAAATCAGCCAAAGAATTTTGAGGCTGTTGTTGAACAGATATAGGTGAGAAATTAAATCCTGCCATTTTTAGTATCCATAAGGGTTAAATGTGCCACTACCCAAAGATCCACCAGAATTTGCATTATAGGTTCCACTTCCTAAAGAACTCAAAGCATTAGCAGATGGTGTGTATGTAGGGGCTACATAAGGACTTTGAAATCCTGTCATATCAGTAGGAGGTACAGTTGTGTTTTGATTCAATAAAGAATAAAGCATTGCATTGTTGCCTAAACTATTTAAAGCACCACCATAAGCATTTGCTTGTCCTATTTGACCTTGTCCTAGTGCAGACGCGGCCCCCACACCCAAAGCCCCCTGTTGTGTTGCTGTGTTTGTACCAGCGACATTTACTTGGTTTTGACCAGTTTGACCAAGCCCTGCCTGACTTGCCAACATGCTATAAATATTGTTTCTTTGAGTTTGATAATTATTAAAGGCATTCTGGTATTGATTTCCAGCCAATCCTTGTGTGTAGTTTTGCATCCCTGCAAGTGCATTACCACCTATTAATCCACCACCTACATTGTTTTGGGCTTGTAAAGCATTTTGTCCTTGCTGAAGTACAAACCCATAATTAGGGGCCATCTGAGCATTTAGATCTGCCGCACCAAACTGATTGGTCAAATAACCTGATCCAACTCCAGTTCCAGTAGTGTTTCCACTTTGGTCAACTATTCCATAAGTGCCAGATCCTAAAGCACCCATATTATTAATTGCATTGTATCCAAGCTGTCTGATAGGAGCTTGTTGCTGATTAATGGTGTTAAAGTTTTGTTGCTGAAGTGCTTGAGCATTTGCCGCTGCATTTGCCTGTAAATTAGCCGCGTTATTGGCCGCGTTTGCAGACATCCCAGCCCCAACAAGGCCAAGCCCCCCTGCAACTGCCATTCCTAATCCAACTCCAATAGGCATAATTAACCCCTTTTAATCAAAACTTCATCCACCTTAGATGCATCTTTTTCATCTGTTGCATGAATACAAAACCAAACACAATCTTCTAAAGCCTGAATTGAATGATGCACCCCAGATTTTATTTCAATACAGGCTGGAGCACTATATATTTCTTCAGAATTATCAGTCCTTAAAATAACCTTGCCTTTAGCCAAAATGCTTAAATGGCTAAAACTATGCAAATGCTGAACTACAAAAAAATCCTTGGGAATTGTCATTTCCTTGGCATACAAGCCATCAGAGAAATTATGAACAATCTTTGGATCAAAGTCCATCCTACCTTCCATGCTCTTAAATATGTCTGAATGCTTCATTGGTTGTAATATGGAACTTTATAGTTTTTGCCATTTACTGTGACATTCATGAACCCTGCAGGAGCACTTGGCAAAATAGCCCCCCCTTTTGTGGCTGTCCCTGAAGATGTGAAATTCAGCAAATTTTGCAAATATTGCAACCAAGCTCTTTGTGGCCTTTTTGTTGCTTGATCAATAAATTCTGTCTGTGGATAACCTTGTATCTGTGTGGTCATGATTCACCCTCACTAGCCTTCAGATTGCTTGAGACAATTACAGCAAATACTGGATCTGTGACAGATACCTCAAAAACCCTATCTCTAGCCCATCCAAGCCTTCTCCAGATAGCTCTGTTTTTGTATTTACCCTCTTGTCCAATAGTTACCCAATATTCCCTAGACCAAGTTGATCCACCATCATTTGACCATCTGAGCATGGCTTGTGGATAGGTTGTTACTGATCCTGTGCTGATTGGCAAAGAAACCCCAGTTGTCCCCACTCCAGGCTGAAATTGGATCTGTAGCTCATCAAAATACTGTCTCTGGAAGTCTGTTACCAAATGAGGTGCTCTTCTTAATCTTCTAATAGATTGCCCATTATCTGTGTAATTATTAGGATCTAGCATGTAAAGTTGACCATTTTGCCAATCCCCTACAACCACCATATTTTGAAAAACAGCAGAACAATTTCCTCTATGTCTATGATATTGGTTGGTGTTATCCCTCCAAAGCCATTTGTGCCACATATTAGTGGTTATATCATAGGCCCAAGTAATATCAATAGTAGGAAAATTAATAACATAAACTTCATGACCTTCTTGTTGATATGTCCATGCCACAGCATCCTGAACATATTGGTTAACAAGAGTATTCTCAACTGCATGAGTGCTTATTCTTTGAGGAATATAACCACTCATCATCATAATTTGAGATTGACCCCTAACATTCCTACTTAAATAAGCAAAAGAATTGCCTAATCTGGCTATTGAAAATGTAGCCACAATTCCATGTTGGGTGCTTGTGCCAGGTATTCTTTGGAATGGGAAAGGGTAAGTACCAGTATCCACCCAAACTTCTGATGAAACCTCACCCAATAAATAAACTTCTCTGTGGTCAACAATTAAAGAAACTAAATTATCTGGAGCACCATCTTTAGAGGCAAAGCTAAGAGAATAAGAAATAGGGGAAAGTAAATTACTAGCACCCCATTGTTGGGTTCCTGAATGGTTATATACAAAATAATTGTCTACAGTATCTACTACATCTGCACCAGAAAATGCCCCATCTGAAGATGGCAAAATAGTAAAGTTCAAGGCATACATGGTTTCAGATGAAACTGTTTGTGTGCCAGATAATACATAAGAACCAGTTCCACCAGATCCTGTGCCAAATGTAAGATTTAGGGTTAATCCTGATCCTGAGCCTGAATCAGTTACAGAAACAGGATTTGATGGTGTAGAGGTGTAAGCACCAGGACTTGTCAAACTCAATCCTGTAACCACACCTCCAGTAGTTATTGAAGTAACTGTAAAAGTGGCTGGACTTTGTCCATAAACTCCACCAACAACAGTAACTATGTCATTCACAGAATAGCCTGTCCCTGCAGTGGCTATGGCTCCACTTAAAACAGTCTGAGAGCCTAAAGCTGTAACTACTGTGTTGGCAGTAACACTTGTGCCTTGGATGGTTTGACCTGGATACAAAATGCCAGAGGCAACTGCAGTTACATTTAATGTAGATCCACTGATACTGGCTGTGATCTTGGCCGCCACAGCTGTAGAGTTCATTGTTTCAGCAGTAGAGACTGTTTGGCTGATATTTATGGTGTATGTACCAACTCCACCAGATCCAGTTCCCAAGGCTGTTATTACAGTTTCTGATGTAATTCCAACCCCAAAAAGTGATTGACCAACTCCAATAGTTCCATTGGTAACTGCTGTAACTGTTAAAGTAGTTCCTGAAATAGTTCCAGTAAATACAGCAGATGATGGACTAGAAATTCTCCATGTGTATCTATAGACCCCATCCACAATGTAAACACTTATTCCATTATCTGTGATTCCCACTTGGCCTGTAGTAGTTAATAATTGGCCCACAATGGTAGGAACCAAACTAGAGGTCATGGAATAAACATATTGACCACAAACTGCTATTAGTTGTTGTCCTCCAGAAACTGCCCTTAAACCCCTTACAGGAGCTTGATTTTGAAATGTTAAAAGTGAAGTCAGGCCTGGGGTTGGATATAAAGCAACTACACCCCTAGAGCCTGGTTGTTTTAAAGGGTCAACCTCTGGCCGCCAATTGATGCATTCTTGATCATCTTGGTAGATAGAGGCAGATGTGTAGGATGGGCCAACAAAGCCAAATTCAGCCATTATCTGAAGAACCCTCCGCTCAAAATCCAGCCCGCATCCTTTTGCCTACCTACCAACAATGAGTCAGCATAGGTAGAAACAATAGGAGGCCTCATGTTTGTTCTTTTAACTGTGCTCTTCCCTTGGGCGGCAAACTTGTTAATCATTGCAATTTGTGTCTGACTAGCCTTGCCATACATAGGCATTAATCTTTCAGCCAAACACCACCTTAAAGCCATTGCATAACCTTGAGGTAAATTAATTGTGTCATTTATAGATACAAATTGTTGAAATATTTGATCTACAAAAATGTGCATTTCACCTTGACTTGGGTTAGGCCAAACATAGATATTCCCTAATGTTTCTGTTGGTTCATAGTAAACAGCCTTGGGCCAAGGCCCATTTAAAGTCTTTAAGCCAATCATTTCATATTGCTCAATATTAAGCACAGAAACTGGGTAATCTAGACCACCGTTTGTAATGGGTTGACCATTGGAATAAGTGTTAATTCTGACAAAACATGAGTTTAGTGTCAAAGGCCTTTGGTAATAGGCATTAATGGTTTCACTGGAAATTGTGGGGTTGCTCACACTTAGCTTATAAGTGCCTGCCTCATTTATATTTCCCCCTGCTCCTGTGAGCATTTGTGTGATTTTGGTTCCAGAAATAATATTAGTCCCAGACAATGTCATGCCCAAGGAAATACCACCAGACTGGATGGATGTCACAGTCAAGGTAGTGCCTGAAATGGAGCCTGTAAATACAGCTCCAATCTGTCCCCCAGGGCCAATTGTGTACTGGGTCTGTCCTGAAACTAATGGAAAAATGATCTCATTCTTGTAAAAGACCATCATGCTTTCATTTGACCATTGGTCTAGCATATCTTGGAGCATATCAAAAGCATCTTGAGATGCCTCTGGTGTAGGGGTTTCCCCTGCCTCCAAAGCTCCAATATCTTTTAATGCCCTAGAAATGATGTCAATGGCCTGGGTCATGGGTCACCTTATATATTGAAAGTAAAAACTTGTGGTTTCCAAGGGGGGACAATAGATTTCGACTTTTCCAAAAGCGCCAATTGTTCCTCTAACCTAGATTTTATTACACAAACACCATCTTTCATAGCCTCATTTTCAATCCACTGAGCTACCATTTCCTCAGTCACTTGTGCAAATGGAACCTTGTTTTGTGGATCTTTAAAATGCCAGTTTCCCTCAGTCTCAACTGTGTTTACCCCATCTGTCAAGGATAAATGATATTTAGCATGGGTGATGACTTCATCTTCCGCACTTAATTCTGATATTTCCCATTTGTAGTCCATGATTTTACTCGTATAAAATGTTAATTGAACCTGCATCAAAAGTGTCTGTGCCATTTACGGTTGTGACCACAACTCGATCTAATACACCTGAAAGAGTTACTCTTCCATTAATTGATTCAGTTTGTCCGGCAGTGTCATAAGAAATCCACCCGCTTGCAATCCATTGGTTTCCAGAAATATTTAACAATACAACAGAACCAACGGCTGTTAAAGTTTGCACTGCACTTTGGCTATTTAAATCAAACCCAGCAGAACCTGTTGTTGTTGATGATGCAGATGCAGAAGCAATAGTGGCAGTACCGCCCGTATATCCAGAAGATGTAACTGAACCAGAACCAATTTGTATTCGCAAAGAGCTTGTTCCACTAACACTAACACCACCAAACATTACAGTAATACGCTTGGAAGTTGATGGTATTCCAGTAAAAGTGATAGACGTGCCTGATGTACTAGCCACAGCAGTGCCTGAGTTAATTAACCCAGTTGTTGATACATTGCTACCATCAAGTACGATGCTCATAGTGTGTTAGCAGTTATTGCTGACTGTATAGGTGCAATAGCACTTACTAACTCAGCAGTTGTTGTGGATGCTGTAATTGCAGATCTTGCAGTTGTGAGAGCTGTTGTCCAATCTGCATCTGACATGACATTAGTCAATCCAATCCCAGCTTTTGCACTTCTGTGTTGTGCTTCAGAATAAGCCATTTGGTTGAGCTTTGTGGTTTGATGAGCAATAGCAGTTGGCATATCCACAGATACTGTAGACCCATTTAGTTTCCAAGCATCAAAGAACAAAGCATCATCACCTTGGGGTAGAGTTGAGTCTTCTACAATAATTGCACCACTTGGGCAGTCTTTTGCAAGAACTGTCTCAATAGGTAACTCGCCTGTTGGTACGCATACTGATACGTTACCGCTTGTGTTTGTGTAAATGATTACTTTTGCCATGATGATTCCTTAGTTTCCAAAAATTGCTACATAAATATAACCGCAATCATAAAGTGTTGCGGTTGCACCAGCAGATGTACAAAAACGCATAGCAGTTGTTGTAGGAGCAGTTGAATAAGCAGGGGTAATAGTTAAATTGTTGTTAGCAGTTGAAAGATTAACTGAACCTACAAAGCAATAATTTGCATCTGCCATAGCATTAGTAAAATTCATTGTGTAGTCACCAGTACCATTTCGAGTAACAGAACTTACGTTATATGATGCCCGAATTGAAGTTGTGACTATGCCATTAAAATTCATCCAAGCCAAAGCATTAGTGGTAACCCCATTGGATTGCACTTTAATAATGCCACTAGCATCCGCTGTGACCTGGAGGTTGTTTCCTGTTGATGCGTTTATTGTGGTGGTCATTGTTAGTCCTTAGCGGAATATAGATACACAGTTATTTGATACATTTGTACTTACTCCTACAAAACTACTAGTATTTATTGAAATACCAGTTGTGCTTAGTGTTGTTCCATACTGATAACAACCATAATTTGTAGTATTTAAATTTCCTGCTGAAGTGCAAAAAGCATATTTATTGTCAGGCAAAGCATTAGTAAAATTAACTGTAAATGTTCCAGTAGCCGTATATGTAATAGAGCTTACATTAAATGAAGCATTTATTGTTGGTGTTGATGATCCTGCAAAACTTA